CGTTGATCCCCGTTGCACTGCGCTAAAAGCCGCAATGATGGGCGGGTATAGGTTTCATCCGAAGACGGGTGCGATTGAGAAAGGTAAACATTCCCACGTTGCAGAAGCTTTACAATACTTAATGTTACATATTGCATCTGTGTCTGAGGGAAGTATAATAGCCGCACGGCGGGATATTAAACCTCTCTCTGCCGTAGGCTGGACATAGTTACCCCTGTCCAGTAGTTACCTCCTTCTCAGGTTGTTCTCCCTGTCACCCTGAGTTTTCCCTCTCCCGCTGGTTTACCCCAAGGAACCAGCGGGAGTTTTTTATTGTGTAGGAATAAGTTGTAGGCTATATCTTAGAACCAGTAACTTATTGGAGGATTTTTACGATGCCTATGGTTGCTGGTAAAAAGTATTCATACGACAAAGAAGGTATGGCCGCCGCTGCTAAAGCCAGCGCGATGGCTAAAGCAAAGCCGACCGCTACGAAGAACCCAATGAACCCTATGTCATCGCCGCCAAAGGCTGCGTAGGATGGCAGGACTTAACTTTCTTCGCGTTGTTGACAACGCGTCTTTAGTCGAGCAAGAGCGTGACGATGCGCGGCGGGCTATGGAGGAGCGGCAGAACGAACCGCTTATCCTTGGTCTATCGGCGTATCTTCGCCATGCGTTTGAGGCCGCGAAGAGAGCTAAGGATCCTATTGAAACAAATATGCTTCGAGCTTTACGGCAACGCCGTGGTGAGTATGAAGCCGCTAAACTCTCTGGGATTCGAGCACAAGGCGGGTCCGAGATTTACATGATGCTTACGGAAGTTAAGTGTCGTGCTGCTGAGAGTTGGCTCCGTGATATTCTGATGGATACGGGGTCTCCCCCTTGGAATATAAAGCCTACACCGCTCCCCACCCTACCTGATGCGCGAGATCAAGTTATAACTGAAATCTTAGGTGAGCGTGTCCTTGAGTTTATTCAGACGGTCGGGCAGGCACCTTCCCCGGTTGAGGTTGATGAGATCCGTGAGGTTATTGCTCAGGATATGCGCTTCGAGATGCTAAAGGATGCGCAGAATCGTGCCGATAAAATGAAGCGTAAGATTGAGGATCAGTTTGCCGAAGGTGGTTATGCGTCTGCGTTCAATGAGTTTATTACTGACCTTGTAACGTTTCCATGTGCAATAATTAAGGGTCCAGTTATACGCCGTCAGCGTAAACTTGGTTGGGATGTCGATGCTGATGGTAGTACTGTTGCAGTGACTACTGAGGAGCTTGCACCAGAGTATGAGCGTGTTGACCCCTTTAAGTTTTATCCGGAGCCGGGAATCTCATCCATCGATGATGGGTATGTATTCGAGCATCACCCCCTCACTAGGATGGACCTTGCTGACTTAATTGGAGTGCCCGGATACGACGATGAGGCTATTCGTGCAGTCCTAGAGTATGGTAATGGTCAGAGTTGGATTACGCCTTTCTCTGCACAAGAGCAGGATGATCTAGAAAGTAAGCACAGCACGGAGAACCGCCCCACAGAAATATTTGACGCGCTCGAGTTTTGGGGTAAAGTTAGTGGCCGTATGCTTATTGAGTGGGGGTTAAATGAAGACGAAGTTACCGATCCTACCAAAGAGTATGATGCTAATGTATGGGTGATCGGTAGCTACGTAATTAAGGCTATTCTCAATTATGATCCCTTAGGGGAGAAGCCATATGCTGCTACCTCTTTCATTAAAAACCCCGGTTCGTTTTGGGGTAAAGGTATTCCAGAAATTATTGAGGACTTGCAGAACGTTTGCAACGCATCTGCGCGTTCGTTGGTCAATAACATGGGTATCGCTTCTGGTCCTCAAGTCGAGGTTAACCTTGAGCGTATCCCAACAAATGAGGACATTACACAACTTCATCCGTGGCGTATTTGGCAGGTTCTGAGTGATCCGCTAGGTTCGTCTGCCCCGGCTGTCCGGTTTAATCAGCCGAATGATAATTCCGCGCAGTTGATGGCAGTCTACGAAAAGTTTTCCAAGCTGGCTGATGATCATTCCGGGATACCCTCGTATATCTACGGTGATCTAAATGTGCAGGGCGCAGGTCGTACCGCATCTGGACTGTCAATGTTGATGGGGTCAGCAGGTAAATCTATTCGGCAAGTTGTTATGCACATTGATGCAGACATTATAAAACTTATTGTGCACCGTCAGTTTGTCTACAACATGCGGTACGATACAGATGAAGAACTAAAAGGTGATGCGCAGATTATTCCGTTGGGCGCGATCAATCTTGCTGTTAAGGATACGGTTAATACTCGCCGTGTTGAATTCTTGCAGGCCACTGCTAATGAATTTGATATGGAGATTATCGGTAAAGATGGACGCGCAGCTATCTTACGTGAAATTGCAAAGAGTCTTCAGATGCCTGAAGATGAGGTTGTGCCTTCCCGAGAGAAAGCTTCCTTAGAGTTTCGTGCTGCACAGCAGGAAGCTCAGCTTGCGCTCGGCCCGCCTTCCCAGAGCGGCGCAGGGGCACAACCTCAAGCCTTAGATCCAGCGGGTAATCCCGCTGGCGGGACGAATCTAGTTGCTAACCAAAATACGGGAGCGGCTATATGATTCAAGCTGACGAGCGTACGCTTAAGGCGTTTAGTCATATCTCACAAAATGTGCCGGTCGCAGTCGAATGGCTTGAGTCGTGGCATACTTTAGAGTTAGAAAGGTTACCACAGGTTACGAATAACGTGGCAGTTGCACAGGGGCGCTGTCAGGTTTTGGGGGAACTTATCTCCCTCATAAAGAAAGCCCCTGAGTCAGTAGCATAGCAATATGCAGCTACTTCATTAACCAACGCATACCGATAGGAGCGTATTATGGCAGTACCAGAGCAAGTTCGTAAGCAGACTGAGGAAGTTCAACAGTTGTATGCTAACCTTAACACTTCGTCCGAAGAGTCGCCTGTAGACGGTGAAGCTGAAGCGATGCCTGTTGAGGGCCATGCACCATCTGTAGATTCCGACAGTGCGGCCGAAGTTGCTAATATTTCCGAACCCCCTGAGCAGGGTTCAGAACCCCCAGAAGAGAGTTTTGAGCATAAATACAAAACTCTACAAGGCATGTTTGATTCTCAAGTTACGCAAGTTCATGCACAAAATCGTGATCTTGCAGGACGAGTCGATCAACTTCAGCAGTTACTTGCAACTATGGAGTCCGCTCCAACGCAACCTGTTGAAGCGCCAGCTCCTGCATCTCTTTTATCTGACAACGAGATTGAAGAGTATGGAGAGTCCATTGATATTATGCGGAAGGTAAGTCAGGAAGTCTCTAGTAGTCACGAGCAGCAACTAAATGCGCTCACACAGCAAGTGCAGCAGTTACAAGGTGCGCTTGTTCCCCGTGTGGAGCATCTTGCACAGCAACAGACTCAGACAGCCGAGCAAACTTTCTGGTCAGATTTATCAAGTGCAGTACCAAATTGGCGTGCGATCAATGATAACCAAGACTTTCAGGCTTGGTTATTAGAGGTTGACCCCCTGTCTGGTATGCCACGGCAAGCTTTTCTTGAAGACGCTCAGCGTAATATGGATGCTCGTCGTGCTGCAGGATTCTTTACTTCTTGGCCGGGTAGTACAGCGCCAGCTCAAAATACGAGTCCCAAACAGTCTTCGGAACTTGAACGTCAAGTTGCGCCGGGAAAAGGCCGCAGTGGTCCTGCTCCCACTAGCAATGAGGGAAAAGTCTACACCACTAAGGACATTACAAAGTTCTTTGATGATGTACGATTTGGAAAGTTTAAGGGTAAGGAAGCTGAACGGGATGCTATCGAACAGGACATTTTCGTTGCACAACGAGAAGGTCGTATTGTCAACGCGTAGTTAATGAAGGGATGTAATCATGGCTTACGCAACTTCCCCGGGCCATCCGGCCTATACGGGCAACTTTATTCCAGAGATCTGGAGTGGGAAGCTCATCGAAAACTTCTATGATGCCACCGTTTTGGCGGCGATCGCAAACACTGACTATGAAGGCGAGATCAAGGCTCATGGTGATACGGTTAACATCCGTACCACTCCTGAGATCACGATCAACGACTATGTTAAGGGCCAAACGCTAAGCGTTGAAAACCCTGACAAGCCGAAGCTGCAACTCCTCATCGATAAAGGTAAGTACTTTGCCTGCGTCGAGGATGATGTAGATCAGGTTCAGTCTGACATCGCCATGATGGATCAGTGGTCTAAAGATGCTTCCGAGCGGATGAAGATTACGATCGACACCGACGTACTCGGTAATATTGCCACCGATGTTCCAGCAGCTAATAAGGGAACGACGGCGGGCCGCATCTCTGGCGATATTGATTTGGGTGTCGCAAGTACCCCCAACGCAATTGATGCCACTAGTGCGATTGCTGAGATCATCAATCACGGTACAGTGTTGGATGAGCAAAACGTGCCTGAGTCGGATCGCTTCATGGTGATCCCGGCTAAAATGGCGGGCTATATTAAACAGTCCGACCTCAAGGACGCTTCGATTACGGGTGACGGATCTACGCCGCTTCGTAATGGTCGCCTCGGTATGATTGACCGCTTTACTCTCTATGTATCGCACAATCTGCCAAAATCAGGTTCAGAGTTTACGATCTTCTCCGGACATAAGGTAGCGCTTACCTTTGCTTCGCAGATGACCAATATGGAAACTCTGCGGTCTGAAACCACCTTTGGCGACATCATTCGCGGGCTTCAAGTTTACGGCTACAAGGTCGTTAAGCCGGAAGCAATTACCGCTGGCGTCATCACCCTGTAGGTCATAAGGAGGGTTTAATTATGGCTGCATATACAGACTCGCACGGCTTTGATAAAGGTTCTGCGGCACATCCTGCCAAAGGCACTAGCAGAGTCGGCTACATGGAAGTCACGCTTGACTTCGCTACCATTACGGCAGATAGAGCCACCGCAGGTGCAACCGCACTTGCCGCTGGTGATTCTATCCAAGTACTGTCTATTCCGGCTAATACGCTGGTTCTGGCAGTTGGTGCAACAACTGAAACTGCTGAAGGCGCAGCGTCAACATTTGATATCGGTTTGACCGGTGGGGATGTTGATCTGTTTGTTGATGGTGGAGACGCTAACTCGGCGGGAACCACTTCATCAAACGGTGCTGGTCTCGACGGCGATAATCAGAGCCATTACTTTGCAGCGGCAGATACTATTGATATGCTTATCGGTGTATCTGGTGCCGTAACGGATTCGGCGAAGATTAAAGTCTGGGCGGTCGTTGTTGATTGCTCGTAGCACTTCTAGGGATGTAGGGGGTTTCGGCCCCCTACTACCTATTTGGAGATTTAGTTATGGCAGATGATTTTCTAGCAACCCCCGGCCGTTGGCTTCGTCATAAGAAAGACGGAACTATCTATGGTTGGACGCAGATTCTTGCAAAAAATCCTTCTGTGGAAGAAGTGACCGAAGAGGTAGCTTTTCCAGAGCGGCATATCCCCAAAAAGCAGAAGGCTCGTAAGACTAAGCTTGCGCTTGCAACTGACGAGTCTAGTGTTGAGGAAGCGACTGTTTCGCCTAAGAAACGGTCTAAAGCCCGTGATGCCTTAAACGCCGACGCGACTAAGGGACTGCCAAAGAAGCGTGCAAGAACCAAGACGGGTCATTATAAGTCAGACGATCCCTCGACGCCTGACGTAAACGAGGCGTGGGACGATGATTCTTAACGACGTTATTACGGAAGTTCGTCGTATTCTTCAGGATGAAACGGTCACTTACCGTTATAGTGATGCGTTTCTTCTCGGACTCTGCAACCAAGGACTTAAAAGAATCCAGTTGTTGCGTCCGGATTTATTCTCCTACCAAGGCACAATGACTTGTGTGCAAGGTGAGGTTCTACAGAGCGCTCCCGCTGATTCTTTACGCATTATCGAATGTTTTTCCATTGTCGGGGGCGGCGGTCTTGTTGAGGCCAAGCGGGAGGTATTGGATCAAACTGTGCCCGCATGGTCTAGCGCTACGCAAGGTGCGGCCGTAAACTGGATGCGGCATGTACGCAACCCTAATAAATTCTTTATATCCCCACCTGCGCCAGCTAGTCAGACGCTAAAGATAGAGTACTCACAGGTTCCGCCAACGTATGATGGAACGACCACTGTGGCTTTGTTACCAGACTCATACTTACCCGCATTGGTTGATGTAGTAGTGTTTTTAGCTGAGTCTGTCGATAATGAGCATGTCACTAGCGGTCGTGCGAAGATGTATCAGGAGTTGTTCCTAGCAGAACTTGGTGCATCAACAGCTTCGTTGCCAGTAACTGATACAGAGGATGCTGGGCTGCAAAAACTACAAGTTGAGGTGGTCTAATGTCTACTCGTACCTTCGCTGATATGGTTCCCCGCCTTGCATCGAGCGTGCCCGGGTGCCCAAATCTTGTGATTGAGTATGCCATACGTGATGCTGCAATCGAAGTGTGCGAACGTACCGGTGCGTGGCGTTATAAGCAGGCCGATGTTACGCTTACTGCTGGTACGTTTGAATATGCTTTTGTTCCGCCTGACTCTAATTCCGAAGTGCATTCTGTGCTTACTTCTACGATTAACGATTCACCAATAAAATTTATTACGATTGAGCAGGCTCATCGTCTATATGCTGATTATCCTTCGAGCGACTCGGATGATCGCGCCACCCCACGGTATTTAGTCTATGTATCTGCTGATAAGTTTCAGACAGTGCCGGTACCGAATAGCAGTCCCACTTATAAGGTAAAGATGCATGTTGCTCTTAAGCCAGTGCGAACCGCTACCGCTATGGATAAAGGCGTGATGGATGATCTCGAGGATGTGATTATGCATAGTGCTTTACAACATCTTCTTGTGCTACCGGAGCGCACTTGGTCAGATCGAGAGTTAGCTTCATATCACGCAAAGCAATATGCTTTCAAATCGGCAGAGCGCCGTGCGCGGGCTAATGTTGGGCCGGGTCGGGCTGTACAAACTGCTATCGGGTCGTCGTTCGCGTAAGGAGTAAAGTATGACTGCTCTATTTAAGAATAATGCGTTTAGCACTCTTGACAGCGGTATTAGTGATGTTGCTACCTCTATAGCTTTAAGCTCTGGAGACGGTGCGAAATTTCCTTCTCCTACGGGAGTTGAATACTTTTACGCAACGCTTATTGATACCTCTAATAACCTTGAGATTGTTAAATGTACCTCTCGTTCAACCGATACTTTGACGGTTGTACGCGAACAAGAAGGTACGACTAAGCGAGCTTATTCAGCAGGTGATCGTATTGAGATGCGACTTACTGCAGCGGGGCTTACTGCGAGTACGGCTCTCGCTGGCGACTACGCTACTAAGATCAATGGTGCAGTAACTGGAAGTGATTATAGTGCCAAAGCTTGGGCATTAGGCGGCACTGGAGTAACTGATACTGCTAGTGCTGGCGCGGCAAAAGAATGGGCGACTGAAACCAGTGGGACGGTAGATGGGACATCGTATTCCTCTAAGGAGTATGCGCAAGGCACACAAGCGTCTACGGGCGGCTCTGCTAAGTCTTGGGCACAGGACACAGACCAAGTAAACGGTGCAAGTACTAACGATCGGAGCGCTAAGAACTGGGCGCAAGGCGCAACTATGACGGGTTCTACCCTTGGTGGTTCTGCTAAGGACTGGGCGCAGGTTACTGGCGGTACGGTAAACGGATCAGAGTATTCGGCAAAGGAATATGCAACAGGTACAACAGCAACAAGTTCTAAAACTTATGCAACTAAGGTAGACGGTGCTGTAACTGGCACAGATTTCAGTGCAAAAGCGTGGGCTATTGGCGGTACTAATGTTACGGATACAGCTAGTCGGGGCGCGGCTAAAGAATGGGCTACTAAGGCCGAGAATAGCACCGTCGATGGTTCTGGATATTCTGCGCTTCACTGGGCCGCTAAAGCGGCTGCGAGCGCAACTACCGCTACAACGCAAGCGGGTACTGCCACAACGAAAGCTAGTGAGGCATTAACAAGCGCGAACAACGCCGCAAATTCCTTTGACTCGTTCGATGATAGGTATCTAGGGGCTAAGTCTTCAGATCCCAGTGTCGATAACGACGGCGATGCTTTGATTGCGGGTGCATTATATTTTAACTCTACCTCCAACGACCTTCGCGCCTATACGGGATCCGCTTGGGTATCGTATGGTGCTAATAGCGCAGCGTCCGTATCCTATAGCAATTCATCTTCAGGGTTGTCTGCAACAACAGCTCAAGCTGCGATAGATGAGGTTGAGGGGCGTGTTGACACTAACACGGCTTCGATTACTGCTCTTGGTTCAGGTATGTTCTCCAAGGTTGGTAATATTACAACTGGTACCACAGTTCCCCACATTACCAATGATGATGGGCGGCTTTATCTCTGTGATACAAGCGGCGGTAACATTACTATTAACCTTCCGGCGATTGGTTCTGATGAAGGTCATCGCTTTGGGTTTCAGAAAACTCACGCTTCAAACACGGTAACAATAAACCGGAATGGTTCGGATACAATTAACGCGGGTACAAGCTATACGCTTAGTGCAATATCCGAATATATTATGGTTGTTGCCGATGACAACTCTACTGATAACTGGGTCGTGGCAGACCTGTCTCCTGTTGTCGCGGGCACCGGGCTTAGCATCAGCGGTACTACAATTAGTATTTCTGGTGGCGGTGTTGATACTACACAACTCGCATCCAGTGCAGTAACAAGTGTTAAACTTGATACGAATGCTGTTACCAGCGCAAAGATCAATGCGGACGCTATTACCAGTGCCAAGATAGCCGATAATGCTGTTGGTGTAGAACATGTTGCTGGAAGCGTAAACGCTCAGACTGGCGCTACTTATACGCTAGCTCTTACAGATGCTTTCAAAACCGTAACTATGTCTAACTCTGGCACGAATACTCTCACTATTCCCGCCAATTCTGCTATAGCGTTTTCTGTAGGAGACCGCATTGATGTGGTCATGCTCGGAGCTGGCGCAACTACGATTACAGGCGATAGCGGGGTGACTGTTAACGGCACCGTTGCAGGCTCTGGAACCATATCTGCACAGTACGGTGCTGTATCTTGTTTGAAGATAGCGACCGACACTTGGGTTCTTATGGGTAATCATGGGGGCGTTTCTTAATGCTGCATGTTGTACCTGCCGGTGCACTGGCAGTTCCGGCTAGTGCGGAGTTAATAAAAAGTGCGTTGATGTTTGACGGTTCAAGTGATCGTCTGCAATTAAAATTTGATGGGGCAGGTAATACAGCAAAGTGGACAACTTCTCTTTGGATTAAACGTGCGGACATAGGTACCGGAGTTGTTTTTGAAGCCCGTGCTGATGGTAACAATACTGGTGCGTTTTATTTTCAAGATTCGGATATTTACTGGCAAGATTATGATGATGGTGTCGCCACCCCTGCATGGCGATTGCGGTCTGACGCCATGTATCGTGACCCAACTGCGTGGATGCACATCGTTTTAGTAAACGACACAGGAAACGACACAACTGGTGACCGGCAAAGAATTTATGTAAACGGAACTAGATTAACGTCATTCAGCACAAACACCAACTCTGGTCAAGGCTATGAGTCGGCGCAAGGTATAAACTCAGCAAATCCGCACTACCTTGGCTTTAGTGGCAGTGGTGATTATTTTGGTGGGTATTTAGCAGAGTTTATATTCCTTGACGGTGTGGCAACAACGGATGCTGGCTCTTTCGCTGGAAATGACAGCAACGGTGTGTGGGGACCAAAAGACCCATCGGACACAGACAACATTGCAGATTGGGGCGGTAAAAATTCATTTTGGTTAAAGTTTGATGATGGGAGCAACATAGGAAAGAACAGTCGGCCAACTGCTATAACAGCAAATTCTGGCACCTATAAGATAGATAACTCGGTATGGTTGGATGGAGGTGCTGATTATCTAGTTCGTGATCCAAGTTCTAGTGGTAACAGACGAACTTTTACATTTAGCTGTTGGCTTAAACGATCTGCTGTTGGTAGTCAGGGCGGCACTACCGGAAACAATATTTTTGGGGGAGATCGCGCTAGTGGAAGCGGGCATTCTGACAGATTGATGTTTGGAACTGCTGACGACGGTAATGACTATATAGAAGCTTCGTTCCATGATGGGACATCTGGAACCTGTAAGACGACAGCAGTTTATCGTGATCCAACTGCATGGATGCACGTTTTATGGGTCGTGGACACAACACAACCAGTAGCTAGCGAGCGCGTTAAGATCTATGTAAACGGTGTTGAGGAGGCCCTTAATTCGCCTACTTATCCGTCCCTAAATTATGACACAAATATCAATTACACTGAGAATCAGGTTATTGGCGCTAGGGCGGGAAACCTAAGTCATCAGCATTTCGGCGGCTACCTCGCTGATGTAATTCTTCTTGATGGAGTTGCTGGAACTGCAACCGATTTTGGTGGGTGGGATGCCAATGGAAACTGGCTTCCAACCGATCCATCTAGTTTATCTAGTTTAAAAGGGCAGGTGCTAATTGCTCAAGACACCGGCAGTACAATCGGTACTATGGCGGTCAGAACAGCGAACGCGTTCGATGGAAATAATAATCAAGCAGATGGAGCATGTGCAACACATTCCAGTGCTTTAAGCACTGCTACAATCGGTAAAGATTTTGGCTCTGGAAATGCCAAAGCTGTAAACCAAGTCAAAGTGTGGGGATACAACGGTGGAGGATTTACCTCTAATGCTAGTCAAACTTGCACAATTGCTGTTATAGGATCGAATACTGGCCTTGGAAGTGATGAAGTAACTCTCTTTACATCAGGAACTATTGCAGACACTACAGACGCAAACGCCCAAGACTTCTCATTTAGCAATTCAACTGCATATCGTTACGTCTATATAAAGCTAACTCAAGGTGTATCAAATTATTTCTTTGTAGCAGAGCTTGAGTTCTATCATGAAGCAACAGTTGGTTTTGGGACCAATGGTTTCCACTTAGACTTTGCAGACGCAAGTGCGCCGGGAAATGATGTAAGTGCTAGCGGTAGTAATAACCATGATTTTACTGTTGGTGGTGTTATTGCTACAACTCAAACAACCACCGACTCACCCACCAACACCTCTGGTGATAATGAAGGTAATTATACTACATTTAACTCGATTGATAAAAGCTCCAACATGACCCTCACTAACGGAAATTTGACCGTTACAAATACAGGCGCTGCTGCATTTCATGGGGCTGTTGCTACTCAAAGAATACCAAATAGCGGAAAGTATTATTTTGAGGTTACTCTCCCCGGAACTTTGTCCAACCAATATATCGGCGTTGTTAATGAAGCGAATAAATGGGACTTCGTATCTGCTGCGGACGGTTCTACTTCAGCGGGGTTCTACGGGTTCTACCCAGTTAATAGCTCGTCATCTAAAATTGCTAACGGATCTAGCTCTAGCTATGGCGGGTCTATTGGAAATAGCTCTGTTCTTGGGTTTGCTATCGACAAAGACAACGACGAGATGTATGTGAGCGATGACGGAACATTCCTCGCAAGTAGCAACCCAGCTACTCGTGCCAGCCCGATGCTGTCTTCTCTGCCAGACGATTTGTATGTAGCAATGACTGCTCACAATTCTGGTGGGCATAGCGTTACTTTTAATTTTGGTCAGACGGCGTTCGCCGGTAGCGTTCCTACTGGTTACAAAAGATTAAATACCGCCGACCTTGCAGCACCAACCGTAACCGATCCACGGGCACATTTCGCTATTGCGTTGTATACAGGCACAGCGCAGAGCAAAACTGTCCGGTCGTGCTTTGACAGTACGGGTACAGCATGGACACCTGATCTTGTGTGGATAAAGGGTCGCAGCAATGCTGGTGAGGGTGTGCTTGTTGATAGTGTTAGAGGTGCCGCTAATGTTCTAACGCCAGATCACACTCCGGTTGAGTTCCATGATATAAAATCAGTAGCGTCACTTATTGAAGGCGGGTTTACCCTTGGCGCTGGTGATGATCGAAACGACAGCAACGACAACGCTAAAACTTACGTTGCATGGTGTTTAAAGGCAGGAACGGCGTGGTCGGAGAGCGCACAAAACTCAAATATTCTTGCATCGTCTGGCCGCAAAAGTGACACAGCTAAGTTTTCAATAGCAAGCTGGACACACCGCACTTCTGGTAACTACGCTATCAAGCATAACCTTGGGACAACGCCAGAATTTTTTATTACGAAGGCTCGTGATGAGGCGCTAAATTGGTCCAGTTGGCACAAAGATTTTGCTGACACCGCCAAACGAGTTTGGATCAATGATACTGTGGCTGAATCTGTGGCTTATTGGGCAGATGCTTCTGATAGTGCTGACGGCACTGGTAGTTATGCAGATATTTCATCTGGAGAAAGCCCTGTAACATCAACCTTATTTGCTATACAAGACGGTGAAGCTACAGGTGCCCGCGCAATGATCGCTTACTTCTTTGCAAGAACACCGGGCCTGATTGGTATTGGTACGTATACAGGAAATACGACTACCGGAAGCTTACCATACGTCGTCGTTGATGACGGGGCGTCGGGGTTTCGGCCAGCGTGGGTTATGATTAAAAGAATGGATAGTACCGGAAGCTGGGCTGTCAATGATGCGGCTAGAAGTCCGTTCAACCAAACTGATTTACCGCTATTTGCTGACGATACTCCCGGAGACGGTTCTGGGATTAACATGGATTTTACGGCAAATGGGTTTAAGATTAGAGACACATCTGCGACGATTAATGCTTCTTCAGGAAGATACTTTTATCTAGCCTTCGCGGATCAACCATCCAACTTAGCAAGGGCGAGGTAAAATGCCGCAGTCTTACTCCCCTGTTTATCTCCCTCAAGATTGGTCGGCAACCAGTATGGGTGCAAACAACCTTATTGCTGACGCTTGTGATAGTAACAAAAATGCCGAAGTTATACTGACTGCTTGCCTAGACCCAGACAACGCGATTAACCAAGGCAATGCGGCGAGCTACAGCCACAACAATCTTGTTGCAAGCGGTAACACCGGTCACGTGACTCTGAAGACGAACATACTGACTGACGGTTCTAGTAAATATGTTTGGGAAGTCACCGTTATAAAGCACGACCCTAACATAAAGATCGGCGCTATCTTGCCCGGTGATGTAGTAAGCGGCGGGGAACAGATAGGCACCAACTCATCTACTGGGCAAGGCTGGGCGTTTGTATCCGATAACGGTGAAGCAATCTATCACGACAATGACACAGCGGCGATGTCATCAAACACAGCCATTGTTGATGGCGACATGTACCACCTCGAATTTAATAACGACACGGGCGATGTTTACGTTTGGCGTAAGGCCAGTGGCGGAACTTGGACGGCAGAAAATTCTGGCAACAGTGTTACGTCAGGTTCGGGAAAGACCGCACTAGCCGATAAGAAAGTTCATCTTGCGGGGCATTTATATCAGACGGTTGGCACGAACCTGATGCGGTTTAATTTTTCAGGGCCGTTTGATAAACCCGCTAGTGCTACCTATGTTCCGCTTACGCAGACTGTGACTGGCGTTGGAAACTACGCGACATTTAATTCTATTTATAATGTCTCAGGTTTCGTTTCAGCCGATTTATCAAATGGAAATTTAACCGCTAACAGCACAAACACTGGAAGCGCAAATGCGCGACATGCTGTTGCTACAATCCCTATTCCAAGCAGCGGCAAGTGGGCTGCGAAGATGACTTATAATTATGGGACTTGGCTGGCGTTTGGCGTTGGGCAGCACGGAACATATCCGGGAACTCCAAGTGGGCCATATCAAGATTCTACATTTGATGGCCTATACCAAGATGCTTCTGATTTAGATATTTATGACAGCGGATCAGCAGCGTCCACAGGACACACTAAGTTGAGTGCGGGCGGGTACGCCGAGATTCTGGTCGATGTCGATGCGAACACAATCAAAGTCTACACCAACGGCTCGCAGACCGGCTCAACAATTACAAACATTTCAGCTACAACCCCGGTCTTTGTCGTGTTTCTTGAGTGGTCAAATGTCACTCTCGACTTTGGTCAAAAAGGCTACATTCCGACCGACACAAGTTATAAGACCCTTCATACCGCCAATCTCCCGGCTCCCACGGTGAAGAACCCTGATGATGGGTTTTCGTTCATTACATTGGAGGACGGGGCTACTATCGAAGCCAGCCTAGCCACCGCACGTACAGGGTGGAGCAACTTCATCGACGTATTTTTCCGTGAAACCGATGGCCAAGACAAGGAAGTTCGGTTTTCTGATGACAGCGGTAATTCAATGCACTTCAATACAAACGCCGCCGCAGGGTCAGAGCAAACCTTGAGTTCAGGCGTAAACTACTCCGCATGGTCTTGGCGTGTAGGTGCGGCTTATGGTTGCTATACAGCAGAGATTAGCCATGATAACAGTTCGCCAACAACCCAAGCTCATGGTCTAGGGAGTGGTGCAAAATCGGCAGTAGCGAAAAGGTCGGATAGCACAGGCGATTGGTATATATCACACCCAAATTTGTCCTCGGCTAATTGCCGTTTTAACGTACAAGAGGTGTCAACCAGCGAGCTTGTAACGGTAGATGGAACGAACATAACACTAAGCACTAGTTTCCCGTCTGGCACTTATCGGGTCATTGTGTGGGAGCAAATCGAAGGGTTCAGCGCGTTTACCGGGTATGACCATAACGGTTCGACGACTGATGGTCCTTATGTGCATCTTAATGGATCGGCGTCTTTGGTCTTATGGCGCAACATCGATTCTTCCAATTCCAACGATTTCTTTTCAACATTTCCAACGTACACCAGCAACGGAAACGGCAATCCTACCGATGTTCGTTATAACTGGGGCAATCAAGAAAAAGGTTATACCGGCATTACGATTGGAGATGTCACTGCCAACGGCTACAAGATGCGGCCTAGTGCTGGGGGGGCTTTTGGTAAGGACGCTGATGATCCTATGTTGGTGTGGGCGTGGGGTCTTCGCCCCTTCGGTGGCTCAGGTGTAGCACAAGCAAGGGCGAGATAGTGCATGGACCCACTTACAATTGCTGCTGCGATAGCTGCTACCAAGACATTAGTAAAATCTGCTAGAGGCGTCCAAGAAATCGCACATGGATTGGATGGGATTTTTCACGCCAAAGAACAGCATGAGCAGAATAAAAGTCACGACCCCGGTAGCTCGATTGGCAAGAAAAATAAAAGTATTCTTCAGAAACGGGCCAAAGATGATGGCTCAGAAACTTCAGTATCATCTGCCGCTGCTGCTGTTATAGAAGAGAAACAACTTCAACAACAAATCGAAGATTTAAAGGACGAAATAAATCGTAAATGGCCGTCTAAACCGGGTGAGAAATCTACTTGGGAGTTAATCCTTGAGGAAAAAGACAAACGTGTTGCTGCTAAAAAAGAGCGTGAGAAGCAAGACAAGTTAGATGCAGAAGAACGTGCAGAACGACGAAAGGCAATACTGATTGAAGTTGCTAAAGGATTAGCTGTCGCGGCTGTCGCTGGCGGTATTGCTTGGTTCCTTTGGTGGGCGGCAACTTACGGACCCGCAGTCAGATGACTACTAAGATTAGCGATACGACCAACGTGCAGATGCCGATGAAAACTGTCATCAGCCTGATCGCGTTGGTCGGTATGGGCGTATATTCATATTTTATTATCCAAGAGCGGCTCAACCGTTTGGAGACTTCAGAACAACTTGTTAAGAAAGATCTGGAGACAAGCGTTGCGTCCTTAAAACTTGACATTGACAAGAACACAACTTTTCGTATCGAGCGCCCACAATCGCCCGCAGTAAAAGAAGCCTTTATGTTAATTGAGCATATCAGCGGCCAACTGGAGAAGCTAACGGCGAAGGTCGAAGACAGGTCAAACAATAGCGTCAACATAACGCGTTTGCAGACGGACATGATGGAAGTGCGGAGTGCTGTTGAGAAACTAAAAGATGCCCAGAGGCACCTACAGATTACCGGGAAATAATATGGAGACCTTTGTTGGCTTTGTGTTACATCTGTATACAACAGCGGGGGCACTTTTGGAGTTCACGCCACGGGATTCATTATCTGAGTGTCTGAAAGCGAAGCGGGTTATTGAGCGATCTGATCCCCCAAAGGGAAAAGAACGATGGATTTGTAGGAAGGGGAAACTATTGCTAAAAACGATTGATGGAAAGCAGTACCCGGTCAAATTGATGGTGGATTAAGGTATGGAAGTAGATGCAAAACTTGGGATGCAACTTGCAATAATGTTGGCCACTGTGGCTGGCGGCTACGCCGTAGTCAAAAGCCAACTTGCCCGAGTCATGGAAGATCTAGGGAGTTTTATCAAGCGGTATGAGAAATCAAAGTCTGCCTTTGATCAGCGGCTGGACGAGGCTGAATCTCAGCGGGCAGTGTTTACTTCTCAGATAGATGTTCTCAAAGAGATAAACTCGGTACCTGCTCTAGAGCATCGTAACCGTGAGATGGCAACAGTGCAGGCGCAGATTGAAGTACTACAGGCGCAAGTGGCACATCTAAACAAGCAACATAATGGCAAGCACCCTAAAGTAGAGTAGGATAAAACGTGAAACTTTTAGTTTTAGTCGTATTTATAATTACTAGTGATGGCACTTATGACGTAACTTCTATGCCTGTTGATAAGTGCCCTCCGCAAGATATAACGGAAGAATACTACAATTATCACCAAGAGTTAGGGGCTTTTAGACAGTGGGCAGCAATGTGTACCACTATCAATTTCAGCGAACCGCAGGAGAAGATTTGATTATGGTTGGACTTACAATCTTGGTTATGCAAGTTTTAGTTATAGGAGTGCTTTTGTAATGCTTTCGTTATTAGGTAGTGTCCTTGGGTTTGGCACCAGTTTTCTCCCAAAAGTCATGGATTATTTCCAAGATAAAAGCGATAAAGCCCATGAGCTGCAGCTAATGGATAAGCAGTTGGAACAGCAGAAAGCTCTTGGTGACATTAAACTCCAGACGATGCACGTTGAAGCAGATATTCGAGAGAGTGAAGCTTTGATCCAGCATAGCTCTAAGCTACAAGCAAGCGCCAGTCCCTTTATCCGAAACCTCGCTGCTTCTGTAAGACCTTGTATTACCTATCTTTTGTTCTTGGAGTTTGCTGCGCTAACCGTTTGCGTAAACATGGACTGGATTACGACAGAACAGTACAACATGATTTGGAACGATGAATTTCAGGCCGTTTGGGCAGCCGTCGTCTCATTTTGGTTTGGCGCAAGGACCATGGCTAGGAAAACTCAGACATGAGTCTACATGATATCCTGATACGAAATAATTCTTGGGACGGCCATATCAATGCGGCCGGTTTGGGAATCATTAAGTCCTTTGAAGGTTGGTCACCGTCTGTCTACCATTGCGGCGCTCGATGGACTATTGGCTTCGGGAGCACCTATGATCGTGATCGCAATCGTATCACCCCTACTCACCCTGACATTGATAAGGTCGAGGGCGAGTTTCTACTCCGACAAGAAATACTTCATTCTGAAGGGGCAGTTAACCGCCTTGTCAAATACCCCCTTAACGAAAATCAGTTCTCAAGTCTAGTGTCTTTCTGCTATAATATCGGAAGCGGGAACCTGCAAAAATCCTCGTTGAGAATGAAACTTAACAGAGGCGATGTGGAAGGTGCGGGAGCGGAGTTTCCGAAATGGCGCAGGTCTGCTGGTCGTATCCTTTCCGGACTTGTACGACGACGAGCTGCAGAACGTCGGTTATTTGAGGCAGTGTAATTATGGCCGCAATTAAACTAGAGAAGTTCTACGGTACAGCACCTAGAGTTGCGGGTGAATTGCTCCCTACTGGTTTTGCGCAGACGGCCTATAATGTTCAGCTATATTCTGGTAATCTTATTCCATACCCGGAACCTCGAGAGGTTACTCGCGTTCCCCGACTGGGTGAACTGAAAGCGCTATACGGATTACGCACTCCCTCTACAAACGCTCTAAAGTTTCTGACTTGGACAACTGATGTTGACGTTGTGACTTTCTCACAGTCTGAGGGAGCTAACTACGGCGAGCAGCGGTTTTACTATACAGGCGATGGCACACCAAAGGTTTCTAATTACGACCTTGCTACTACCGGATCTGAGCCGTATCCAGTTGCTGCTGGGTACTATGATCTAGGCTTGCCTCTGCCTACTACTACGCTTACTGCAACTGCAATTTCCTTTACGTCTCCTACGTCTACGCACTTTGAGCGGGATTCGGGTAACACTGCGAAGATCACAACTTCCGCTGCTCATGGTTTACGTACAGGTAATATCGTAACTATACGCGGGTTTTCCAGTTCACCCGGTCCTGATTTTAACACAACGAATGTTCAAATTACTGTAACAAGTTCTACTACTTTTGAGTACTTCAACTCCGGAAGTGCGCAAGGTAGCACCGCTAATACTGAGGGTGTGGTTGATCTCGCAGGTAATACGCAACGGCGGCAGTACGTCTATACGTGGTTTACTCCGTGGGATGAAGAATCCATTGCTTCTGAACCTTCAGATGATATTTACCTGAAAGAAGGCCAGTCAACAACGCTCGTTAATATACCCACCGCTAAGCCTACCGGCAGTAATTTTGTCCGCGGTGTAAATATATACCGGACAGTCAGCTCTGCGTCTGGTACTAATTTTCTGAAGTTGTCTACTTTGTGGTTTCCAACTACCCTCGCAAAAGTCTCTCGTACTAGTAATGTCGTAACCGTCACTACTTCTAACCACCACAATCTTATCAAAGACGATAAGTTTAAGATTGCGAAGTGCTCGGATTCCTCTTTTAACATTGTTGGTGGCGTAGTTACATCGGTCGTTAGCGACACTCAGTTTACATTCGCTCAGACTGCCGGTAACGTTACAGAGAAGAACGAGACGGCTGGGAAGTTATATTTGAATGTTGCTGAGTTAGCAGAGGACACGCCAAGGTACTGGGGCGATGACAGTATAACCAGCACTCATAGATCACGAAGCACTAATGTTTCTACAATTACTACCGCCGCCGCACATGGTCTAGTTACTGGTCAGGCTGTTACTATTAGTGGGTTAGGTGGTTCCGACTACAACGCCTCTGATGTTGTTGTTACAGTAACAAGTACTACAGCGTTTACGTACGAGAATACCGGTTCTGATGAGGGAAATACCGCAGATACAAATGGCGTCATAACAAATAATAGCTTCCTAGATGATTTTGACTTTCTGAATCTTGTTGAGTTTCTGACAACCGATGATTTCGACGCGCCTGATGCGTCGATGCAAGGCTTGACGCTTGCACAGAATAACCTGCTTGCGGGGTTCTTTGATAACCAAGTGTGTTTTGCAGAGCCGAACAAACCATGGGCTTGGCCTCTAAAATACCGAACCACTTTCGAGCATGACATCGTTGCGTTGTCTTCGGCAGGCGGGTTCTTATTAGTCCTTACTGATACCTTCGTGTACCGCGTGTCTGGTAACGATCCTAACGCACTCTCCATCGTTAAGATTGATAAGGCGTACCCCTGCCTCTCTAAGCGGTCCGTTGTTAATATGGGGTACGGAGTTCTGTTCGCTACTTATGGCGGTCTTGCTCTTTGGTCCTCGCGCACTGGCCTAGCGTTAGCGACCCAAGCAGTCCATGACTGGGATACGTGGGAAGAGGAGGTTGATCCAGCCACCATTGTAGGCACGTTTTATAACGATAAATACTTTGGGGCACATAGCACAGGGTCGTTTCTGTTTGAAGCAGATCAGAAGATTGGCGGGTATTATACAACCGCTGGGCATATGTTTAATAGTGCATGGTTAGATACTTCTACTAACGCGTTGTATACCGTTAGTGACACTCTTGGAAATGTAACGCAATGGGGTGATCCTACTTCACCTATTCGACCATTAGAGTGGAAATCTCAAACTATCGTTACAAAAGATTACATCAATATCGGTGCGGCTCGGATAGTTGCTGATTACGACGTCACCACTGAAGATTCATCCGCGTACACCACGTATAACGCAGGAGTTGCAGCTTATAACACAAGCATCTTTGCTGACTCACAACAGTTAGCTGCTCTAAATGGGCCTACAGACTATACTGATTCCGATGGGGTAGAGATCAATAACTTTGGGGAGTTTAATAGTACTGTTATTCATGGTGACGGTCTGACTAGATCTTTCCGAACAGCACCTTCCAGCTACACAGTCACATTCAAATTATTCCAAAATAAGCAGGAAGTCTTTTCTCGTTATGTCACCGACTCTGAAATTTTTCGCTGCCCGGTAGGGTATAAATCTGATACATTTGAAGTGACTGTCTCCGGTCGGGCAAGAGTTCGAGCTATTCACTTGAGCGAAACCCCTGACGGATTAAGGAAATCGTAATGGCGCGTAGATTTGTAGCCGTTCCTGAAGTGCCAGATGGTATCCTAGATTGGGAAGCCATACTGCTGGCCGCGCAGAAAGAAAACATTGAGTTGCTATGCGGGACACGCGGTGAAACGGACGGTGCTAGTATTGCCTGTGTCCGCGGTGATATTACTGCGCAGAACTTAGGACAACAAGATATGATAAGTGTTACACTTAGCGGCAGCGACGGGTATAATATATCAAGTCAGGATGTAGCTGCGCTAACTGCGCTACGGAATCTACGTGAAGATGTACAAGTGCTTGCAAATGATCTATTTAGAACACGAGAGATGCTTGATTTGTTAATTCGTAACTTGAAGGGAACGTAATATGCCCGGCAAAATCGGATACGGTAGCGGCTCTGGTAATCTTGACACCATGATTCAGATGGCCATGCAGGATGACGCCGATGAAACTTTTAACCTTGCAACTCCCATGG